TCACAGATATAATTTTTTCATAGCTATCTTTTTGTATATAATTATATAATAATACAGTTAATTTTCTAACTGATATAAGATTTGTATTTGCTAAAACTTTTGAATTATCATGTGTCCAATATATAGTCCCATCTTTTTCATAAAATCTTCCTGTATAATCATTTGATCCATATACTATTGGTGGTCTTACAACACACACATTATCAAAATTTATAGCATAATTTTCTAACTCTTCTTTATTTTTACAATATTCAAATATATTATTATTTTCAAAATTTTCTTTTGATTGTTTATCAGTCCCATCAGCACATGTTGTTGATATCAAAATATATTTTTTACAATTTATATTGGGATGTATTTTTTTAAAATCGCCAAGATTATAGCAAGAAAAATCTACTACTAAATCGAATGATGAGTCGTGTAGATTCTCGCATTCTCCATTATATCTATCTATATAGATATGTTTAATTTTATCCTTAAATAAATCTGGATTTGTAATCCCTCTATTTGCAAGATATATATCAGATTTAGAATTTTGTAATAATAAATATTCTACAAAATCCCTACCTAACATTTGTGTACCGCCAATAATTAGAATTTTTTTATAGTTTATCATATTAGATCTGATAAAATTTTACCGTTATCAATAATTTTAACTGGCCTATTACCTGGAGCTATTAGATGTTTATTATGATCAATGCCTAGTAAATTATATAGTGTGGCTCCCCAGTCCTCTACACTCACCGGATCGTCCTGTGGTTCGCTTGCTGTGTCGTTGCTGGAGCCGTATACCAGCCCTTTTTTAATTCCGCCCCCTGCCATGACTATAGAAAAAACACGCGGCCAATGATCGCGTCCAGCGGTTGGATTTATTTTTGGAGTACGACCAAATTCTGTGGCAACACAAACCAGTGTTGAATCTAATAGACCTTTTTCATCTAGGTCATTTATTAATGCAGAAAAAGCTTTGTCAAAAGATGGCAACTGACTACCTATATTTAGCGCTATATTATCGTGATGATCCCATCCGCCATAAGTTACATTCACGAATCTTACCCCCGCCTCCACCAATCTTCTGCTTAGTAGTAATCTCATTCCAGCAGCAGTTTTACCATAAATTTCTTTGGTCTTATCGTCTTCTTTGTTAATATCGAATGCTTGTATAGCCTGAGACGAATTCATAATATCATAAGCATTTTGATAAAAAGAATTCATAGAATCCAAAGAGTCTGACTTTTGCCTAACATTGAACTCTTTGTTGACTATTTCTAGCATCGCTTTTCTTTTATCAAATCTATTTACAGATATTCCATCTGGTAATGTTAAATCTCTAACTTTAAAGTTTGGATCTTCTGGATTTCCACCAAGACTAAATGATGAATAACTATGACTAAGATATCCAGCACCAGCAAATTCATTAGGTACATTTGGTACTGTTATATATGGAGGTAAATTATTCCTGACTCCTAATTGTTGACTGACTACTGATCCTAAACTCGGATACTGAATGGCTGGACTAGGACGATATCCAGTAAACATATTATTAGTTCCACGCTCATGTGCTGTTTCGCTATGAGTCATGGATCTGATAATGCTAATTTTGTTCGCTATTTTTGCAGTTTCTGTTAAGTATTGACTAAAAAATATTCCAGGAATACTAGTTGATATACTATTTAAAGGACCCCTATAATCAACCGGACTATTGGGTTTTGGGTCAAATGTTTCTTGATGAGCATATCCACCCGGTAGATAAATATAAATCACTGACTGTGCTTTTGCTTCCTTCACAGAAGGTTCTTCTGCTCTTAATTTTAGGTAGTCTCCAAGATTTAGTCCTAGATATCCTAAAACGCCCGTGTCGATAAAGCCTCTTCTGTTAAACATAAAACATCCTTTTCTGGTTATATTATACACTATTATAGCAAAATAGGTGGGACAAGCCCACCTATCTTGATTTAAATTGATTATCTAATTTAGATACTATTATTAGTTAGTATAGTTTCCTATCACTCTGCCCTTTTGGGTTCGTGATATAAACTTTTTTCTAACCAAATATGGCTCTATGCTATTTTCAATAGTTTCTACAGCAATACCAGTAAGAGAAGATATTGCTTTTAAGCCTAATGGATTACCTTTATTGCTTAGTAGTAGATTCAAATACATTCTATCATAAGCATCCAATCCGTCTTTATCAATACCTTGAATACTAAAAATCTCATCTATAGATTCTGTAGAATTTGGATGACAGGTCTTGTAATTTTTATACCATTGTAATCTAGAGTTTAGAATTCTAGGAGTTCCTTTACTTCTTTTAGCGATCTCAACAAGATCAGTCTCATCAATAGAAATAGAGAGTTTATCACAGTTCGATCTTGCTAGTTTAGCTAAATCAGTATCGTTATAAAAACTAAGATGTTCTTTGATGCTGAATCTATCATAAAATGGTTGACTTAAACTACCACCACTAGTTGTTGCTCCTACCAAAGTAAAAGCTGGAAGATCAATAGTTTCTGGTTTTTTCTCTAGAGTGATTGTTAATACAAAATCTTCCATAACAGGATACAAAAATTCTTCAACAAGTTTTGGTAGCCTGTGAATTTCATCAATAAATAGGACTGATCGTGGTGCAATTCCCATAAGATACGGAATAATATTTTTAACACTTCTGAGATTTGCCGCGTTGGTTGTGTACAGATTTACGTTCAATTCGTTGGCGATAGCACTCGCTATGGTAGTTTTACCAAGGCCCGGTGGCCCATCTATTAAAGTGTGTGGCATCACGGTTGATGTTTTTAAACAGCCCGTCACGCTGACCTTTAGCCTATTAATCACATCATCTTGCCCAAGAATTTCGCTAAATTTAGTTGGCCTTATACCTTTAGACATTTTTTATCTCCAATGATTTTAATGATAACTCAATAAGTTGTACGGCATTATCGGTTTGATTAATTAGATACGTTTTAGTTAGTATGTCTTTAGCCTCTTGGTTTTCAAAGCCATACTGAACCAGTATTTTAACACATTTGTTTAACAAGTCAACCGGAATTCTTAATTCAGATTTATTGTGTTCTATTGCATCCTTGTTTGCGTTAGGCTTTTGCTTTACTTTAGATTTATCACTATATTTGATTTTTATGTTGTCGATTGTTTTTGGCCTAAACACTGTTCCACAATCGCAAACAATCTTGAAATTTTTGGTCTTGACTTCTCGTAAAAACAACCAATGATTAGCACCACAATTTTCAGATGGACATCTATATAGAAAAGAAGCATCAACCTCAATCGGTTTCAGGTGTTTCATCGTCTTTTATCCAGAAAACAAAATCATTGATTTGTTCATCGTAAGCGGACTCTATCATACCCTTACTTGCTAATGATGATAGCATATTACTAACTAGTCGTCCATTCATTTCTTCTATAATTTGTGAAAATATTTTTTCATCAATTAAATATCTTGACTCATTTGTGATTTTATGTTTTTGTTCTTTAGCCAGACTCTTAACTATAACCAGAGATTCTTGCTGAGTTAAAATTTGATCCATCTCCTCCAAATCATCTTGACTAATTTCTGTAATAAGTTTTGTAAACTCGTCAGGATCATCTCCTATGCTTTTATCGAAACCATTGAATACAAGTTTTCTGGCCGACCTTGTAAACTCTTCTAAATCATCTATAATATAGTTTTGTTTACCCATGTCTTTCTCCGTATTTATTTAAGTTCAAGCGTAACTGAAAAAATTGGCTTGTATATTTTTGTAGTAAAATTTGATTCCTCTACAACTTTGATACAAATATCTTCTAGAAAATTCAGCCTAGTTTCTATCTCTTTAATAGCATCTGTTCTAGAAAATCTGACTACTCTATCTGAGGATTGAAAATATAAGATATATTTCATATTAATTTAGGATATCAAATAATCCTTTGTAGTAATGTGGTTGTAATACAAAATGAACAGCATGACTTTGAATATGATTCAAGTACTCTCTGGCTAATCCAGCGTTAACAAAGTACTCTTTTTTCCATATGGGTTGTTTCTGATAGTTAATCCCCAAATACTGGAAGTTTTTAGACTTCTCAGTATTGGAGAAATAACTATTCACAGGAAACGACTTTTTGGGAAAATTAACATACCACACATTTGATGATCCTTCGACTATATCATTTAGAGCATTATATAGCATTTTACCCCAAGCATCCCAAGCAGCGGGATCAAACTTAAAATAGTGCTTATATTTGTCTTGAGCATCATCATAATCATACTCATCATTATAGTTATCATCTTCTTGGTCCATTGTATTTTACCTTTATCATAATCAACAAAAGAGTGTTGGCGGGATCGAACCGCCATAGCCCAAATTGCTCACTCCATTTTTATCAAATATAATCCTGATCGGGATCATAATCTTCATCTTCATCTTCATCTTCGTACTGATTCCAGTAATCATCATCATACTCATCATACAACTGTTCTTCATCCTCATCATAAGAATCTTCACTAAACTCAGCCTTGTAAAGAGGCTTTAGTAGTTCACCTTGATATTCACCAACAACTTCATATCTACAAGTACGAAGTTTCTCATGATTACAATCACTAGGAACGCTGACCACATCCTTTGGATTGATCTTAACAATCATAATATGATCGCCACTATCAGCACTACCATAATTAGCCACATAGTTTAAAGCACCAGCATGAAGTCCCTGAGAGCAACCAACACTACGATTATCGTCAACCTTAGCCCTATTCATTTGGCAAACTTTGCCAACATGATTGTCAAATGTGCCAGCATACTTATCCATATAGTCACTACGAACAGCCTTGTATGCTAGGAAATGACCATCCTCAGTAATTGGCAGATGCTCATGCTCCAAGAAATCATATAGTTCCTTTTGACTTTGCATACTAGGATTTTCCATAAGATTATTCAAGAAGTTTACAAGAGGCTGAAACGGTAATCCCTTGCTCATAAACTCCAGAATACGCTTACTAATACTACCATGAACTTCTTCACCATCAAAAAGCACCTTGCCATTCTTGACTTCAACCAGACCATCGCTAAATGATGATACTGCCTTTTCAATATCTACCAGATCTAGCAACTCATCATTAGTTGCTGTTGGTAGAGCCTCAAGAATCAACTTGTAATTAATATGATCGGGAATAACTTGATAAGCCTTATTATTCAAGATCAACGTCAAATTACCATCAACCCACATAAACGGAACGCTCATTTTAATTCTCCTCTTTTCCTGTGAAATTATTTGATCAAAACACTTAGACTATTTCTTAACTGTTCAATACCGTTTTCATCAATAGTTACAAACCATGCTGGCGGAGTATAGTAGCGATTATGATTTACTCTAAGCGGATTAGAGGAACCTATTCCGTTCAATCCCCCATCAGCACTAGTCCCATCCAACGTACTACTCACAATATACTTGAGCATCGGCACCTTGTCAACCTCCGCTTTAAAGTTTTTTCTAAGATCACTACTTTTCGTTATCGACTCACAAAAATCTTTGGATTCTTGAGAAATTGATACTATCTTAGATGTATAATCTTCACTATACATAGTATTGATCTCACTCTTTAAGATATTAAACTCTTGAGTTTGTTTACGAATCTTCTCAGGATCAATACCATTCATATTATGTTTTGCTAATATTTTTGTCATAACAGCAAAGTATTCTGACTTCTTACAAAACTTCATATCAAAACTATTATGAATAACATGAGCAAAAAAGTAATGAATCATCCATTGATCGACCAGATTACAAAGTTCCGATCCACCAATATACTTATGATAATCAATACCAAAAATGCTTAGAATAGTAACCGCTATATGCCTATCTGCACGAATTCTATAGTAACCATAAGTCTCATTCTTCTCGTCTGCATTATACTGTTCAGTACAGTAGTCCACAATATTCTTATATGATCCAACTTCTCCGCAGAGTTTACTCATCATGCTCTTTAATTGAGGCTTGATCCAAGCATTGAAATCAACAAGATTCAAATCTTTGATCTTACTAACAGCACTCTGCTTGATAGCAAGAATATTCTTGTCTTTCAATAGATTGTGAAGAGTATGATTTTTATCTTTAATGATTTTGTTAAGATAAGCGATAGATGGAAATCCTTCTACCGAAGCATACCTAATAATAGGAATATAAATTGTCTCGTCTTGATCTTCAATAGTTTCATAGATATCTTCGTCTACTTCTCTTAGAAGATCAGAATCATTTATTCCATTACCAGATAGTACTAGTTTATCATTAGCGTCTGGACAACCACCAATAATAAAAACCTCACCAGCACTAATCTGACCAAAAGAAACGCTACTCTTGCGTGGTCCCTTGCTAAGTAGACTACGATAATCAGAAACATTAACTACATTAGTTTCTCCGCCGATATCACTCATGATATCATCAAAACCTTCTGTAGAATCTTCTGGATGACTACTATCCACCATAAGATAAGCAAAGCAATCATTTTGATTACAATACTTTGTCACAATCTTTTTGGCAGTTTCTTCACCCTTAATATCACAGCGGAAAAAGATCATTTTACCACTCTTTTTGGTTCCGCTCCAATAGTATTGAGGAACCCCCTTGAGTGTTTCATTATGGATTTTATCTGTTAGATAAACCATACGACGAGAGCGATAACCAGATGTTCTAAAATTAAAAACATACAACTGCTTATTTTTCTTGAACTTATATTCAAGATCTTTACCACTAGTTAATTCGTGGGTCTTGCCAGACTGGTCGGTCCATGATGCACCAGCGGTCCATCCACCAGCAAGATCGCTCAGATTATAATAAGTCTGATAAGCATCTACCAGATT